GGGGGAACGGGAAATTCGGGGAGACATTTGCTTACGAGGGGTGTCTCTAGAGAAATGTGGGCTTTCTAGCCCCGCCCCCCCGTTTTCCATTTAATACTTGAGAATGGCGAAACTGAGAACTTTTCGGGCGACCGTGGCCACTGCTTCCGTGCGAACTGTAAACCCGGTGCCCGGGTTAAGTTCAACGACAAACGTAAGTGCCGTAGCGTTTGCGGCACCAACACCAGTAAGGACTACGACAGACTCAGCAGTGATGCGAGCATCAGCAACAACCGCGGTGGTGGCACCGAGCAATTCAAAAGCAACTTGACCCGTGCGAAGCAGATCTACTGACGCGGGAGAACTTGAAAGGTGGGCGGCAGCAGACATCTTATATCTATACCACCGTTTTTATTTTGGGGGTTTTATCTCGCTTTTCGCATACCGGAGTCCCTACATCAGACGAGAAGCCAGAGACTTCTTGCCGCCAGTGCCCGCACCCGTGCCGTAGCCAAGAGCCTCCGCACCGGACTTGACCTTGCCGAGCATACCGCTCTGGGGGAGCATATCCTTCACCGCCGAGACGAGAGGCTTCGTCTGCTGGTAGATGTCGCGAGCCTTGGAGAGAATGTTGCCGAGAGACGAGAACGAGAAACCACCGACCATGCGGTTGAGTTCGCAACGAACGGCCATCGGGGCGAGCGGAGCAGAGATGATGTCTTGTTCCGACAGAACACCCTTGATAACACGGGAACTGCCACGAATGGATTCGAAAAATCCCGAGTTCGCTGTAATAATATACAACTGAGGGGTCTGAGCAACATTTGTAGTGTTCTTAACAGTAAGATTGATTTGAAGCGAAAAATTTCCGACCAAAGAAGCCGCTTGGCCCGACTGTAGCGTCAGATCTTGGCCCGGCTTCAGCACAAGAATGGAACCAACAGTTGGAATGAGTTGACCTTGCTGACGAGCCGCATCTGTGCCAGAGGCTGGGTAGGAACCACCCGCCGAACGGGCTTGGCCGATAAAGGTGTCGTAATCCATCTCCAAGCCGTTGTGCTGCGACATCAAAAACAACTGCTCGGTTGTCGTTGATGAAAGGAGACCGGAGAAGTTGTCAAAGTTAATGGATAGGGGATTACGGGTGCCGTCAAGAGCCGACGCCAGAGGGAAGTAGTAATCGGCGTCATTCGGCCCGTAGGCTTGGGGTTTCGCATAGATAATCAGCAGATCGGGGATACAAGGCAGAGTAATGGTCTGCGAAATAATCTGATCACGGGCACCCGCTGGAATAGCAGCAGATGCTGTAGAAATATACCGAGGAAATTCGAGGTAGGGGCAGACGCTTTTACTAGGTAGTGGCACGTCAAGAGACGGCGTCAAAAATTGGACGTTAACAACACTCTCAATGAACGGGGTGTTGACCGCATTGCTGTTGTAAGTGATCGCCGACAGAGTGCGGCCCGCACGATTCGTATGACGAATGATACGATTTGGCTGCGGTAGGAGGTTCATAATCAACTGAATGTTGTTGAGTCCAAAGAAGCCAGTGTCCCATTCGTATTCATCGGAGAAGACGAAGGGCGAGAGAACAATGGGCTCCGTCGTTCGCCACTTGAGGTAAACGGGCGAGCCGGCCGCAGCCGTGTATTGAAGAGCCGAGCCGAGGTCCGCCCAGTCCGCACCCGCGACGGGAATGACAATAGAGGCGGCAACTACACGAAGAGCACGCCACACGTTGCCACCCGACTGAACAATGTTGCCCGCCACATAACCTTGGAGAGCCGACCACGCGGCACACGCCACTGGCACACCGTTGACCGCGGCATACTTCGCACCCACGAAGGCCGGGGTGATGAGAGAGGCCGAGGAAGCAAGATTCTGACCGTTGGCCGAGTTGTCAGTGAAAAACACGTTGGAATACGCACCGTTGGGCTGGTTGTCGTAGTCCAACATCGCATCATAACCACCAAGGGGGTTCGCAAGGCAGCCGAACGCATCGTTGTAGTTGGCGAACTTGTCAAGCATTGTCGGAGCGGTGCGGACTTGACGATTCTTCTTGTAGTCGCACAGACGGAGGACCTCCTTGACGACGTCTTGAGAGTTGATGACCGTAGTGGTGTCGTTGATGGTAGCCGAAATGGTAGAGCACAACTGGTTCATGGGAAGAGCACAGAGGGCAAAATCGCGGCCGGGGACCACGATGGAATCACCGGGTGTGGGCTGAGAAGTAAGGACGACATCAAACTGCTGGAGACAAGTGCTGCTCCACAGTAGTTTGCGATCAACGAACACGTTTTCTGAGGGAACGTAGATGTTGTAGGTGTGCTGAGACGCCGTGGCGGCAATGGCATTGAACGGAGCATTGGTAAGCGAGAGGGCACCCTTGTCCACCGCAAACTTCGGACGCGACTGAACAATGCGGGAGTCAAAAACGGCGAGTTTCTCAATGTCGGCACTCATCTTATGATGGGGTGTGAGAATTAAAAATCACCGAATATTCTCTCGGAGGTCCTCGTCGTGTCCTTTGGGCGATCCATTGACAAAACTCCAGACACGTCCCGCGGCCCACTGAGGGGCAGAGAGTTTTGCCGATCGGGGAGCGTCCACATTCTTGACATACGAACCTTTCAGCCGGACGCTTTTCAGATTGGACCCGTAAGCCCCCAGCCCGCGGCGATACACGGCAATCAGAATGTCTAAGGGAATGTCTGAGAACCGGGAGATTTCTTCCAGTGAATAATTGCCCGCGGGAAGCCCGTAGCGTTTGAGCACCTCTTCTTTGTTTGTCATTCTACTCTTCGTAGGGGTTTTAGGGCTGGACTAGTTCCGGGGGGAACGGGGATTGGGGGTCCACATTTCCTTAAAGGAGTGGTTCTATAGAGAAATGTGCTCCCCCAAACCCCGTTCCCCCCGTTTTACTGAACATCACTACTTGCCCACAATTCCCTTCTTTCTAAACATCATTTTAATGGAGACCGACGACAAATTAAACATGTTCACTGGATACAATTCACCAGTCAACCGGAACTTCCAGAAGACACTGACATCTATGTTCCGAATCTCTTGTTTGGACGAAGAGAGTTCAGACATACGATACTCCGCCGCCGGAGCATAGTAGACAAACTGGCGATAACTATCCGCACCACCCAACACAGTATCCAGTGCCACGTCCGTAATAATCGGTGTGAAGGCGGAACGGCTGGTCGGAGCAGAGTCGCCAAGGTTGCCCGTTCCAAGAATGTTAGGCTGAGAGGCTGCCTCAAACTTGATGGGGAGCAGTGAGGTCGTGAAGACGAGAGAACTGATAGGCGACCAAAGGGAATCTACTGATTTGTAGTCTTGAACCAGTTTGTAATAGACCTTCTGCTTCGCAATCGGAACATATCCCAGTGGTGCCGCACCACCGTAAGGAGCCAGACGGTAATCCGCCACATTGGAGTAGAACTCATTGCTAAAAATCATCTCACGCACATAGCCCGACGGAACGCCGGCGGGGAAGGCTGGGTAGACCACTTGATTAATGGTGATGGCGGGGATCGTCGTCGTGTTCCAGTAGAGACCACCAAAGTTGGCAAACAGACCCGCCATGTTCGTATTGAAGAAGAGACGCTCTTGGGGACGAGTGGCTGGGACGGCAGTTCCCGCCACATAGGGAAGCACGGTGAAGGGCTCCAGACGCTGACCGTAGCCGTCCGAATCACCAAAAATGGTAAAATCTTTAGCGGTTTCGTTGTAGGTAATCTGGGGAGTCTGGCACGTAGCGGCAAACGCAGTAAAGTTCGCAAAGGGGAACGGATCCGTGAGACCCGGGAACGCCGCCCACGCCGCTTGAAAATCCGCATAGAGAGTGGCGTGTGCCGTGTCTAATGTGGTGTTAATCGTATCCAACCAGTGTGTATAAGTCAAACACCAGTAATAACGGGTAGAAATGTCTTGGACGGTGAGGGGGGCGTTGGGGAGTGGAGCAAGAACGGGGTTCAGAATCTCTGGGACATAGATGACACGAGTCGGTTGGGGGGCAATGTTGAACGTAATCACACCCAAGTTTGTCGTCCAAGACTGCTGAAGGGTAATCGCCACCGCATAGTTCGTGAGGTTGATGTTGGACTGACCCACCGCGATGTTCGGAATAAACAACGGCAGATCGCGGTTCGCACCATTCATCGTAAAACGAATGATAGAAAACTCATACTGCGACGAGTCCTTCACCAACGCTGTATCACGGGTCTCATTGAAACGGATCTGGGGGTCTGGCTCAGTGATGTTTAACGCATTAAGATCATCAGTTTTGTTGTTAATGATGTCGCAATTGTAGTAGATATAATGGGGCAAATCCATATCTCCACCTTGCTTGTCAAATACACCACGGTTGTAAGCCATCTTCTACTATGCTTATTGATAATTATTTCCGAATCTTATCATATGTCAGTCCCGATACAAAGTCGTCGGGGGACATTTTGCTCTTCTTAATGATGGCCCCGTATTTGTCAAGCGAGTAGGGTGCGTAGAGCAACCGGGCAACGCAGTGGCGTCCACATGTCGCAACGTTGGGCGACGAACTTTGGAAGGGGTGATGATTGTAATACACGGGCTTCCCACTGGCTCGTAGCAACTGGGTCAAGTCCGGACGATCAATGTCCAACTGAGCCAGACGTCCACCAGACATACCATCTTTTTGCTCGGTGTCCGGAGCATCGCCATAAGAATCAAAGAACTCAATGTGATCGGGCTTGTTAATAAGACACGTCCAGTGTCCACTCGTAGGGCTAATGTTCGGGAACAATAGAATGGATCTGCCTTTCGCGTCAAACATCTCGTCCACAGAAGACAAATCTTTCAACTGAGGATAGTTCAAGATCTTGATGTCGTTTCCCAGCAGTTTCCGGATATCATCGTCGCCCAATGGATACTGACGCACTTTCTTGATAGACATACTCTATTCATCGCCTCATTTTATTTGTAGGGGTTATTTAGAAAATGGCGTATGCTGAATGGAGTCCTTACACGGTGTATTTGTTAGATGACATTGTAAATTATGCTGGTGCGGACTACAAAGCCCTACAGACAAATCAGAATGTTGTCCCCACCACTCTTGCTCCCAACTGGGTCGTGTATAGTCCGGGTGGCGGTGGTGGTGTCGCCATTGTAGATGATAATACGAATGCGACCTTCTATCCCACTTTTGTGAGTGGTGTGGGTGCGTCCGTTGCTACACTCAACATTGATTCCATTACCACTCCCTTCTCTTTCAATCCAAGCAATGGAAACATTGCTCTTGCGACGACACTGAAGATTGATACGAACAAGACGGCTCTCGGTCTGGGGGCGGGTCTGACGACGCAAGGGGCGAGTGCGACGGCGGTGGGGCATTTGGCGGGAAATGACACACAAGCAGACAACGCCGTTGCCATCGGACACGAAGCGGGCAAGACCACACAAGGAATACGGGGCGTTTCCATCGGTTATCAAGCCGGTTTTTTGGGTCAAGGGGCAGATACGGTAGCAATGGGATACCAAGCCGGCAACAACGCCCAAGGAGCGTTTGCTACTGCGATTGGACCTTTTGCGGGCTACTCCGTTCAATCCACCAGATCCGTGGCGGTGGGTATTCTGGCGGGTCAGACGATACAAGGAGCAAGTTCTGTGGCGGTCGGTGATTTGGCGGGGAATGACAACCAAGGAGCAAACGCCGTTTCTGTTGGTGTAGGGGCGGGTCGGTATTCGCAAGGGGCGGGTTCCGTTGCGATTGGTCTGAGTGCGGGTGCGGGTCTGGCGACTGCTTCGGCACAACGGGCGAACTCCGTTGCCATTGGTAATCTTGCGGGACAGAACACCCAACAAGCCAGTTCTGTCGCCATTGGCAATGAGGCGGGCAAGACAACACAAGCAACAAAATCGGTTGCGATAGGATTTCACGCTGGACGAACCAACCAAGCAGCCAGTTCTGTCGCCATTGGAGAAGAAGCGGGTTTCACGAATCAAGCAACAACTTCTACCGCAGTCGGGTATCTTGCGGGTAGGGACAACCAAGGAGCCCAAGCCACCGCCCTTGGTAATAATGCGGGCAATACGAGCCAAGGAGCAAATGCCGTTGCGATTGGATATCTCGCCGGCTATACCGGTCAGCAAACAAATGCCGTTTCAATCGGATTTTTTTCGGGTCAAATCAGTCAGCAAGCAAGTGCCGTTGCGATCGGTCATAATGCCGCTCAAAATACTCAAGGGGCGAGTTCAGTGGCGATCGGTAATGCTGCGGGAAAAACAAAACAGTTGGCGGGGTGTATTGCGATTGGTCTTGATGCGGCATCGGGTGTGGGTTCTACCGCCACGAACTGTCAAGGAGCCCAAGCCATCGCCATCGGTAATGAGGCGGGATACGGAACGGGAACTGGCTTTCAACAAGCGGGTGCGATTGCGATTGGTGCGGCAGCCGGTCGTGCGAATCAAGGAGCCGACGGTGTTTGTATCGGAACTCGTGCGGGATACACGGCTCAAGGTGCGAACTCTATTGCGATTGGTAGAAATTCGGCGTTTGGTGGAAGCGGTCAAGGCACGAACTCAGTCGCCGTCGGCAATGAAGCGTGTGAGAACGGTCAAGGTGCGGGTGCCGTGGCAATGGGATACCGTGCGGGTTATACCGCCGCTCAAGGAACTCGTGCGATTGCCGTCGGATACACGGCGGGTATGACCCAAGGGGCGGCTGCGATTGCGATAGGTGAAGCGGCTGGAACCAGTCAATCAGCCACGGCGATTGCGATCGGTCAGTTGGCAGCAAGCACTGGAGCGGCACAAGGAGCGGGTTCCGTTGCGATCGGTGAGACGGCTGGTTATTCCGCCCAAGGAGCCACATCGGTCGCCGTCGGTCAGAATGCGGGACGCACTTCTCAAGGAGCAAATTCCGTTGCCATTGGTAAGTCAAGTTGCTACTCGGGACAAGGGGCTGGTTCAGTTGCCATTGGTAATTCGGCGTGCTTCTCGGGTCAAGGGGCGGGTTGCGTTGCCATCGGTGAGAATGCGGGCAATAATTTGGCTCAAGGAGCGGGTGCGGTTGCCATCGGTCAGAATGCGGGTTTTGGAACGACTACGGGTCAAGGAGCGGAGGCTGTAGCCGTTGGTTTGAATACGGGTCAGACCGCACAAGCAACCCAAGCAGTCGCCCTTGGTGCGTATGCCGGCAACGCTACTCAAGGTGCGTCTTCCGTTGCGATTGGGTGGGGAGCGGGTGCTACGAACATGCCGGCGGGTTCCATTTGTATCAATGCGACGGGTGGGGCTTTCAATCCGGCAACGGCATCTGCGTGTTTTATCAATCCCATTCGTGGTGTCGCACACGGTATCGGTGTAGGTGTGATGAAATATGATGCTACCACAAAAGAACTCACCTACTCTACGACTTAATCCCTCATTTTAATTTGTAGGGTCTATTCAGAAAATGGCGTATGCTGAATGGAGCCCCTATACGGTGTATGTAGTAAGCGACATTGTAAATTATAATGGTTCTGACTATCAAGCCCTACAGACTAATCAGAATGTGGTTCCCACCACTCTTGCTCCCAACTGGGCGGTATTTGGTTTACTCAATATTGTAGATAGCAATACCAATGCTACCTTCTTTCCTACCTTTGTGAGCGGCGTGGGTGCGGCGATCACCACGCTCAACATTGATTCTATTACTACCCCTATCTCATTGAACCCCAGCACGGCTACCATCACGGCTACCACCTTTTCGGGTAATGCGACTACCGCCACGAATGCTGCGAATATCGCCATCACGGATACGAACACCAATTCAACATTCTATCCAACATTTGTGTCTGCGAGTGGTGCGGGTCAAACCCTTCGTGCTGATATTTCTGCCACTCCTTTCTCGTTCAATCCAAGCAACGGAAACATATCTCTTGCGACCACATTGAAGATTGATACGAACAAGACGGCACTCGGATTGAGTGCTGGTTCCGGTCAAGGGGCAAATGCGACGGCGATCGGCTTTCAAGCGGCGTTTTCGGGTCAAGGAGCAAGTTCCGTTGCGGTTGGTGATTCGGCGGGATATGGAAGTATTTCCGCCCAAGGAATCAACGCCGTGGCAATCGGCAACCGAACGGCTTTCTCCAGCCAAGGAACGGGTTCCATTGCTATTGGCGATAATGCGTGCTTTTCGGGTCAAGGGGCGAATGCGGTAGCCATCGGTAGTCAAGCGGGTGAAAACAACCCTCAAGGGGCGGGGGCAGTTGCTATCGGTAATCAAGCGGGGCGTGGGTCTCTTGGAGGTCAAGGAGCAAATGCGGTTGCCGTTGGTAATCTTGCGGGTCAGTCCCAAGCCGTCGCCAACTCCATCATTCTGAATGGTTCGGGTGTTGACCTTCCCGCCGCCCAAGCCGGCTTCTTTGTGAATCCCGTTCGCAATGTGAGCCAGACCGATGCTCTCTTTTACAACACGGCGACGAAAGAAATTACCTATGCGGCGGCGGGTGGCACGAAAGCATACGTGTATCTCATTGGTCCGGCTAGCGGTTCCAACGTAGTGTATACTGGTCCAAGTCTTATGTTTGACACTGGAACATTAGCCATAAAAGCCGGTCAGACAAGTGGTCTAACAAACTCGGGAACAAACGGCTGGTCTCCCGCCGGCGGACACGGTCGGTTCTACTCTCCCACAGATACGAAGTGGCAAGTCATTGCCAGTATTTACACAACAACCACTGGTTCCCCCTATACGGACTTGTATCTCTATCTCAATAACCCGGGCGGAGGTGTTGTCCTTCAACGACAAATGTATATTAAGTTTGTCAATAATCAAGAGGTAATGAATTACACCGCTAATATACAAATGACTGCGGGTCAGTATATCACATTCGGTCCAGATTTTGGATCCGCCACTGTCTTTTTCGGTCCGTCGGATCTAAACACCACGCTTCAATTCCAAGAAATCTAACTTCCTTCCTTCACTTCCAAAGGAAAAAAGACCGCATTCTTCTCCAAGTGTGGCGTATCCGCATCTTCTCGGCTAAAGATGTGAATGGCGTGAAGCCCATTCGTGTCCTCTGGGCGACTGATCGCATCATACTTCGCATCTGAAAATTTCATCTTAAAATCCTCTATGATGTTCGGCGGGACAAGGGGACTAATCTCAGACAAACGGTCATATTCCGTCTTGACATATTTCAATAGGTCATTCGGTGTCATTCGTTCATTCCTCGGCAACGACATCTCTATCGTGAGAAACCGATACAACTTCGCATAGTTCAGTGCGGAGATACGATGTCCTTCTGCCCTACGACTCCATGAGAAGTAAGAGCCGATCGTAGTCAGTATGGCGGTCAGTAGAGCCACCACACCCACTCCCACGGGGGCATAGGGGCTTCCTCCAAAAAGAGATTCTGACCCCACACTAACGGCACCATTGAGTGTCCCCAAGATGATGGCGGGGAGGTCTATCCATACATTACGGGCACTATACATCTCCTCGGCTTTCCTATGAATCCAAGAGAGGCAATGGGCTTTCTCACCCGTCTCCGCGAAGTATTCTTCTAATCGCTTGTTCCAAGTGATGGTCGTTGTGATCTGGTCGCTCATTCTGGTTTAGTCAAGATAATTCGGAGGCAAGTCAACGAGAGCATTAGGATCGGCCCGTAGGGTTTCACGTAGCCATGAGAGGTCGTCTACCTCTTCTTGTGGGTCGGCCATTGGAAACGCTCGTCGGTAGTCCGCTCGGACTCTCTCTAACAAAGAGAGAGCAGTGGGTCCGTCAAAGTAGCGTCCCAGCAGAGAGTAGAAGTCATCACTCTTCAGTTGGGGAGGATACGAATGCCCTCGCACCAGTTGGTCAATCCAGTTCTCCACCCAGTAGCACCCCGACTCGTCTACGTTCTTCACAAGCACAATACGCTTCACCGATCCCTTAGAGAGCACGGGCTTTGCTTTCTTGAAGAGCAATGCTTGCTCCTTCTCTTTTTCTTTCTCGTCCTTCTTCATTCTACTAGAGTAGAGAATTAAAAAAGGGTGGATTGGTGGAGGAGATTTATCGTCAACGAAAAACGGGGGGGACGGGAAAAAAAGCCAACATATTCTTAAGGAGGTGATGCTATAGGAAAATGTGGACCCCCAAACCCCGTTCCCCCCGTTTTTTATTGACGGTATTTTATGACGACCGATCCGGCTCCCCTCTCAAAACGGCGTTCCCTCTTTGGAGTTTCCAAACGCTCAAAATTGAAGAAGTGCGTTTCTTTTGGAAACAGAACATCTAGACCTACGGTAATGTCAATAGAACGAACCATACGGACGCTAGTGGAAACACTGACGGTGGAGGGAGTATTGGAGAACGACAAACTTCGTGAGGCGATTTCTGTCGTGATACAAGAACTTCATAAGATGGTAGAAGAGAAGAAGAACAAAGTCATTTATCCAGAAGAGAAATGTCCTTGCGGTGAATGCCCCTAGGCTTGATGGAGAATCTCGGCGTTCTTCTGGCTTACCATCATCGTAGGGAACCCTTTGATGAAGCAGAGCCATCGGCTGCCGAACTTCCGATAACGCTTCAGATCGTCCTCATCAATGCCGATCTGGTTCTTGAGGAGATACCGAAGGGCGTGGAAGGAAGTGCTCTGGGGATAGACGACCAAGTGGGTCGCCTCGGTCAGCAAGAGACGGGTTTTTTTATAGTTCGTGAGGAAGTGGGACAAGCAGAGCATTGTGGTGTTTGTGTGGCGACCCATAATCGCAATGTCGTCAATCAACTTATGGATCACCTTATCGGCATCACCCGTTAAGGTGTCATAGTCGTCCATGATCAGCATACAGTCCTTGAACTCTTCTAGATCGGGGTAATCGTCTACGAACGACTGAATGTTCAGACGCTTCAAGAACTTGAGGGCATCAAGGGTCGCATCTTCTTCCAACTTGCTGACAAGATACACCTCGCGGTTCGGAAACAACTTCTTATAGTAAGAAGCGAGAGATTTGGCGATGTAGGACTTGCCACTGCCACTCTGACCGGCGATATACCACACTTCACGTTTCTTGGGATCGGGCGTAGGGAGCAACTCAAACTGCCCTTCGTCGTCCAGTTCAATCGTGGTGTCATTGGCGGAATCACGATACATCTTCTCATAAATGGAGAGCAAGGGCTCCTCTTCTTTCATATCGTCCGGACTCGTCCCTTTGGCAAGGGCATCTTCCAGCCGGATAAACGCACGGGTGCGTTCGGCGGGTTTGAATCCGGTCATTTCTTTGGCATATTTGGATCGGTCAATGACTCGTTTGGGTTTCTTGGACGAGCCGGACTCGTCATTAAGATAAAGGATATCGCCGTCGTTCTCACCGCCCCTCACACGGGCAATGGGACGAGCCTTATCGTCGTGCTTCGTGAAAGACAAAGTCGGAGGCATCTATCAATGCCCACGATTTTTTTTTACAGAAAATGAGAAAAGTATCATCGGGGAGGGGTGGATTACTACATTCTACCATACCCATCAACCCGAATGGACACCTTTCTATTGGTATGCCGATAATAATATATGCCCGGAATAGATGTCGTCGTGGAAGGAATGGTTGGTTTCATGGCTTCCGCCTTATTGGAAGGGTCCACAACTGAGCCCTTTGCCTCCTTATGAAGAAGTTCCCAAATCTCTTTCTCATAGACATACGGGTCGTTATACCATCAAGCCCGATCGGATCCTATCGTGGTATTATGGGGAGCGGGTAAAGGCGGGTCTTCCAAAGTATCCGGAAGGGAGTCCAGATGCGTGAGGAATCCCGCTTTGTCCAGTTGGAGTTGATTGACGTGGCGTTGGATACGGGCTTCTTGTCGGGTGAACTCTTCTACGCAGTCCATCATCAACCGCTTCAACGAACCGAGGCGATCCAAGTAGATGACACGTAGATCAGAGTGTGCTTGGAGGGTCTTGGGACTGTAAGGGAGAGTGTGAATAGAATGCTTGATCGTATGAAGGGCTTCTACCTTCTTGTTGATGAGGTCAATGCTGTCCATCTACCCCCCGGATTGATAAAAATTGACGGGCGATTTTATCTCAGAAAGAGGTATACAATGACGAAGGGAGAAGCATATAAGACATATTACGAGGCGAACAAGGAGCGTATCCTTGCGGCGAACAAGGAGCGTGCGAAGGAGAAGCGTCTTCAGTTGCGAGAGGCGACGGAGGAAGAGAAGGAGGCCGTTCGTGAGAAGCAACGGGCCAAGACGGAACGTCTACGGCGGACGAACTATCTGGCGGCCTTTGAGGAACTGGCGACGCTTCATAAGGATAGTGAATTTGGAAGCATCTTCAAGACGCTTACGAAAACACAGTTGGGTGGTCTTACTCCTACGATGTTTGAATGGCTCTGCCAGATGCCCGCGTCCGCCAAACAATAATAATCTCCGGCAGTAGCAATAGAAGATGCCCGAACCAGAAAAAATTGTGGAGCCGCCAAAAGAAAAGAAGAAGCCGGGTCGTAAAAAGAAAGTTATTCCGACGATCCAGTTTGAGAAGAAGGAGGTGATTCTTCTTTTTGATTAGCCAACACATAGTCCCGTTGTTGTGCGGTAGAATGACCCATCGCCAACGAATCCTTCTTCATTTCCTCCAGAGTGTCCTTGTATTTATCCGTCAAGAAGATATGACGCAACATTGAACTACCCACCTTCTTATCAAATACCTTGTTGAGAAGACGAGTAATCGCATTCACCGCCGTCAAGGGCGTTCCATCGGCCATCACGAGCAACTTGACGGGATCGGCCTTCCGCTTGGCGTGGCCCTTCCACAGAGGGTGATACTTGAAGAACAACTGGAGGACCTCCCATAGAGGCTCTGGGATCTCTTGGGTCTGAGCCCCCCACTTCTTCGCCGTCTTGTATTTGTTATAGACGAACCGCTTCCCCGCCACATCTAGGTAGTTCTTGTCTGTCGGCATTGCCTCCGTCCACTTCTTGACGATATACATATCCAGATAATCTTGGTTGCGACGGGGCTGGACTTCAGTGTAGAGAGCCAGCACGACGAACTGAAGGAGTTTCTCGTATTCGGCGGCGTCAATGGATCGCTTATTGCCGGATACGAGACCACCACGCAACTCCGCCTTGCGAGACTCTACGTCGTCCCATGAGAGCCAGTTGTCCGTCTGCTTCTTCGTCTTAACCACTCCCTCCTTCTCTGCCTCACGTTTCTCTTCTACACGCTCTGTCATCTTGTCATTGTAGTGTTGAAAGACCTTTTTGTAGCCCGCCTTGTCCTTATACATAGAAAGGACGCTTGTGAGAACCGCATAGAGGGAACGTTGAGTGGACTCGGCGTATTCCCCGATTAGTTTGTCAATGTCATCGGTCTTCTTCAGAAACGTAAGATTCTTGAAGGGCTTCTTGCCGTTCAGTGCGTAGAGTGATTTGATGTAAGCGTGAGCGGTGCGTTCGGCGATGTTGCGGGCTTTCATAAGGTCCTTTCCCAGATTCAACATGAACTCGGTAGTCTCCATTTTCTATCTTTACCGGAGGATTTTTATTCTGGAAAGAAACGCATTGATTCTGGAAAACGGGGGGAGCGGGAAAAAAAGCCGACATTTTCCTAAGAGGTGAGGTCTATAGAGAAATGTGGTCCCCCAACCCCCGTTCCCCCCGTTTTATTGGAATCCAGACTGACCCTCTGGAAGACGACCCGGATTCCTCGCCCTCCGCCCTCTTGCTGGCTTACGTGCTGCGTCCGCGGCTTTCATCTGCTCTCTCTGCTTTTCGGTCATATTGGCTAACTGCCTAGCCTTTCGTTCGGCTCGTTTAATGGACTCGGGCTTTCTGAGATCTTTCTCAAACCGATCGGGTATGGATTGGTCTGCTCGTTTCCTTCTGAACTCCTCTAGTGATTCTTTGCGTTGCTCTTTCGCCCTCTCTTTTCTCTCTGCCTCTGTCTCCTCTTCCTCTTCCTCTTCCTCTTCCTCCTTTTCGGCCTTGGGGGCTTTCCCACTGAAAAAACGGCGAGCGGCTTTTTGAACCTCGTCTTCCCTCCTCTTCGCCTCACTGCGGGCATTTCCAAAGTGGTGTGCGATAAAAGGAGAGGCACCGTATTCGTGTTTATCTTTATCGGTTTTCTTTCTGCCTCGTGGATCTTGTCTCTTAAACGCAAGTTTGCTGTAGTCAAACTTGATGGGGGCTCTCATCTCCGTCTCGTCTACTTCTGGATCCATGACGGGCTTTCGGTAGACGCCTTTGGTGGGATTGGGATCCTTACGCGGACCACGTGCGGGACGATACGGCAGATTCTTATCCGCTCCAGTGGCATGCTTGTATTTCTGCTCTGCCATCAAGCGGGCAATGAAGTTGGATTTATTGCTACCGCCGTGCTTCTCCAGTTCGGCTTGTTGGTCTCTGGCTTCCTTCCGCAGAGCGGGAATGTCCGACTGGTTCAACAACGCCACCAGTCGTTCGTGTTCTTTGATGAACTCTTTTTTGGGAATAAGGACATCGCCGAGTCCCGCACTCTCCATCATATCCACATAGTTCATTTTCGCCGATTGTGCTCCCATCTATATCTATACCGCCTATTTTTATCTGATATTAAAATCGCCATATTCAATATAGAGATGATGCCAGACATGGGAATGACACGTGCCCTTCAAAAAATGTCTCGTGCGGAAGTGAAAGCAATGGCGGATCGCCGTGCGATGGAAGAGCAGATGGAACGCATGAATCCTCTCTCCGGTCGTGGTGCGACTCCCTCTATGGGTTTGTCGCAAGTCCGGGGGGGCAAGAAGATGATGAGCAATGCCGCCGCACAAGGGAAGATGCTGATGGAGCATCTGGGGTCGCTTCATGGTGGTGCGTATGCGAAGGAGTTTCACGATGGTATGAAGGGTGCTGGGTTCTTCTCCAACCTTGGCCACGGTCTGTCCGATGTGGCGGGTATGTTCGGTCTCGGACAGTGCGGTGATAATGAGAAGATCAAGGGCGGTCTACGGACCGGCGAGTATGAGGGCGAGGGTCGCTTCTCCGATCTAGGACACAAAGTGTCGGACATCGCGGGTATGTTCGGTCTTGGCAAACTGTCCGCCGCAGAGAAGAAGGCATTGAAGTCGGTCTTGGAGAAGCATGAGATGGACGGTGGTCTGCGATTCTCCGACATTGGCCACAAAGTCTCGGATTTTGCGGGTATGTTTGGTCTTGGCTCCGGCCGTATGGACGGTTGCGGATCAATGGATCGTGCCGTAGGAGGTGCGAAGATGACTGCCGCCGAGAAGAAGGCAATGAAGTCTGTTATGGAGAAGCATGAGGGTGGTCGTATGATGCCCGTTCCCTACGGTCGTCCCCAGAGACCCGTGATGGAACTGATGGGCGAGGGAACGGGCAAGAAGGCAAAGCGTGTCGTAGGTGCGGGTGATGGCCGTCGTAAGCGTGCGGAGATCGTTCGCAAGGTAATGGCGGATAAAGGAATGAAGATGATTGAGGCTTCCAAATATGTGAAGGAGCACGGTCTATATAAGCCATAAATAATTCTATATTAAAATATCAACAGAGATCAGAAATGAGTGCCGTTGCCACGAAAAAGGTCGGCGGTGATTACGCAACGCAATTGACCTTCCCCGCCGTGTTTGAAGAGCAATACAAAAAGAATGGATTGGCCTCGCAGTTCTATCCAGAACAACGAACCGCCCCCGTGGTTCTTTCAAGAGGCTCCGGTATCCAAGAAGACTACCACGAACAGAAGCGTATTGATGCGAACCGTCGTTGTCTGAATGGAGTAAAAGATACGGCCGCGTCCACGGCCCGCTTTTTGAGGTCCCACGCCAACTATATCGTGCCCAAGCCCGTGTTGGGTCAACGGATCTTTGCGAACCCGAGCAACGGCAATCAAGCCGATATCTATTCCAATCGCCCCGTGTTCCGTTTGAGCGGTGGTGTATTGCGAACCAAGGAGGGTCAAGAATATGGTATGAGAAAACTCAAGGAGCGTATCCCCCAGTTGGACGCGATTGATGCCGCAAAAAATGCGTTCTTGTCGGGCATGCCAGTGGGAGCGATGGGTGCGGAAGATATTGGTGTAGCGGACCTTACGACCAAGATAGAACTGTATAGTCTGTTGTCTCTTGTGGAGTCAGATGTGGCAGCCTCTGAGGCTGAACCGAGGACAGTCAACCGCGGTCAGAATGCGTTGAAATTGCTGTTTGCGTTTATCCCCGTCGCGTCTACGCAAGAAGTGGAAGAAACAATGGCAAAGGTAGAAAGCATTCTGACGGCATTGGGCGGAACAGAAGAGAACTACGCAGATGGTCAAGGCGAATCGCTTGCGGGATTTGCGAACCAAAAAAATGCGGAGTATCTGTTGCGATTGTTTGGTCGTATGCGAGAGTATCTCGTGCGAATGAACGGCGTGTTGAACCGGTCTCGCAAAGAGAAAGAGAAGATCTCTGCCGTCTTTATCAAATCTCTCGGTTTCACTCAATTGGAGAAGGCGATTCCAAAACTATCTGCCGTAGAACAACGTGCGTTGGCCGTGGCGGAAAGGAACAATCCGAATGCCAACCGCGACCCCGTGCCCGTGGTTGATGATGACGAAGACGACGAAGATGACTTTGCTCCCGTTTACCGGCAATCCGATTCTGCCAGTTCATTTGCTCCTTCTCTGTTTGCTCCTTTGCCCCGTCCAGACCGACTTGAAGACGAGCCAGAGTTTGATAGAGACAACAAGTTTGATCGGCCAAGACTAACGGAAGATGAGCGACAACGATTCGGTGAAGCCAGTGGTGTAAGAGATCCAATGGAGGACGATCTCCGCGAAAAACCGAGTGCGGAAATGTCGGAAGAGGCCGCGGCTGAGACAATGCCCACTTTCGCAGATGTAAGCCGAGGAAAAGAAGAGGCTCTTCGCGAGGAAGTGGCTGAGACTCGTATCGCAATGCCTTTGGCCGAGAAAGCAGAATTAGAAAAGTTGCGAGCATCGGCTCAAGCCGATGCCCAAGAGTTGGAAAACGCAAATGCGGCAATCGCCGCATTCCCGCCCAATCTTCGGTTTCTAACCGCACGGTCGTCAGATCTAGAAAACATAGCCGACACGAAGCGTCAACTTCTAGCAAGCGGATACATTACTGAATTTAACAAGTCCACGGGAGAGGCGTTTAGAAGATATATCCGACGCAGTGATAAACTGCTCCCGCGACTCACGATTTTAGAAAAGAAAGATACATTGGAAAAAAAGATGCGACTACGCAATGAACTGGAGGAAAAACTTCGCAGTCTTCCGAGACTCGGTAGACGCCCGCAGCGGACAGTTCCAGAAATAAGTGCGAGTGCGAGTGCGAGTGCGAGTGATAGTCAAGAAGTTGAAGAGCCGCAGTTCTTCACTGGGCTTTCTTCCTCTTCCTCTGGAATGGGCAAAATGGGCAAGATGGTTAAGAAGGGCAAAGGTAAAGTGAAGCGTGATGAAAACTTCTTTGCTAATCTACTGAAGATGCTGGTTGGAAAAGACCGAAACGTAGAACATTAAAACGGGGGGAACGGGAAGTTTGGAGCACATTCCCCTATGTGAGACGGTGGTTTAGGAAAAGGTTGGATTTTATTCCCGTCCCCCCCGCCGGATCGGTTGGGTTTTTTTGAATCATCAACAATAAAGAAAGTGATTTTAAAAAATGCGAGGGGTGGCTTACCTTTACATCATTCAGTTCAACTGATCTGAATGATGTTCGTAATAATAGAAGGAACGGCTGGGACGGTTCCAGCCGCCGCAAATGCCGCAGCAGACATTGTGGTGTCGGGGCTTAGAATACAAACTTCCAGATACTGCCCCGCCGCTTCCATCTGGACCAGAAACTCACAATAAGGGAAGGTCTCACCATTAATACCAGCCACTACCGCACGACAACCCGATGACGGAACATTGATGCCATTCTTCTTTATCCAAAAATCACACAGACTTACTCCAACCCCAGCCTTATCTAACTGGATTGAAAAAGAGAACTTATATACACCGGGGGCAGATACAACAATACGCGATGGATTTGCGGGGTCAATTGCCGTCTGACTCGCAATATAGGTTTCGTTGTGTGTAATAAGCGTATCTGTGTTCGCCCCCAATACAACTTGTGTTTGGGTGCTACCAAACGATCCGTATGCTACATTGTAAGGCGGTGGTAGAAATGCTCGGTTAATCAAAGGGGGAGTGCCCGTAAGCAGACTCGTGATTGACATCTTATAATAAGAGGCAACAAAAAAAACAGAAAAAACAAAGACAAAAAAGAGCAAGGGGGGGGATACACGCTAAAAATTAAGTAATACAAAAGTAAAAAATGTCGCAGAGATTTGTATTACACTAAAAAAACGCAAGGGTGGGGCCTTTGGTAAAAATAAAGTGAAGTAAAAATGTAAAAATGCGATTGAGAGAGGCCATTATTACTATTACTATTTTACAGCGAATTTACAGCGAATCTAATGTATTAGATTCGCTGTAAATTCGCTGT